CGCGGGTCAGGCTGCATTCGCCGCTTGGTGTTGTAAACGGCAGTGGCAAAATCCGCCATGCTGTCAAAAGCGCGCCTGCCGCCGGGCGTACGCGCAGGCTGCGCTGCGCCCTTCTGCTCGCGAGCCACGGCCTCGATGTCGCTCAGCATAGCCGCGCGCCTGGCGGTCGCTTTGGCGTCAGTAATCATGGCTTCCGCCTTGGCGATGTTCTCCGCGCCGCCCTCGATCAGCAAGCCCTTGGCCTGCTGGTACAGCTGAGCGGCCTGCGCGGTCAGTTCAGATGCTTGTAAATTTTCCATCAGCCACCTCCACAGATTGGAATGTTCAGTAGCAATTCGAGTTCCTTCAGCGCCGCTTCCAGGTGCGCGGTGGGTGGTTCGACCGGCCCGGCCTTGTCAACTGCTTGCGGTTCTGCTCCCGTCGCCTCGGCGGCAACAGGTTGCATTTTAGCCTCTAGCGCTTCTACGCGCGCACGCAATTCAAGTACGATAGTCTCCAGCGTCTGCGGCGCGGATTCTGGCTCGGGGTCTGGCTCAGGTGCGGTTTCCGGCGCGTGCTCTTTGAGCGCCGTGATGCCAGCCTCTTCGTTCATCGGCATGGATACCAAAGATATTTCCCACAGCCGCAATTCACGCAGGTTGCGCACGATAAGGCCGTCGGGCATCTTGGTGAAGTCCGCGACAATCGCGTCGTAGCCGATGCTCATACCTCTGATTGCGCCGTCACGCAGAAGCGCCAGAGCATCCCGCCCGCGCGCTGTGTCGCTGATGACGGCTTTGAAGAACAAGCCGCGCGCGTCTTCGCGCAGTTCGAGCACTTTGCCCAGCGGCTCGGTGGTATCGTGCTGCCACAGGAACATAACCTTGCTGCCGCGCTCTGGCAGCGTTTTTGCAAACGCGCCGGGATGAATCACGTCCGCGCCCAGATCTAGATTGCCAAACACCGCAGCGTAACCCTCAACGGTGCGCCCGGCAGTGTCCAGCGCGGTAATGTCCAGTCCGAAAGTTTTGTATTCGCGTTCAGTCATACGTTCCTCCGCCAAACGAAAAAGGCGCGTAGCCCTCGCGGGTTACGCGCCTTATTGCGCTTGCTGTTCGTTACTCACATTATAGCACAAGTTTTGTGGTCAACTGCGCTTGGGCCACTCCTCTGGGTGCGCCAGGTCGAATTCGTAGTCATTGCCGCGGTAGGGCAGCGTGATAACCTTGCGCTGCACGTCGTACTCGCCCAGAAAGCGCCCGGTGGGGGTCAGCATTTCATATCTGCCCGCCGCCTTGCGCTCAGCCGGGCCCACAGGTGGCTGCCACGTCACCACGACGTTCTCGCCGCACTCCGGGCAGTCAGCCATGAAGTGCCGTTGGCGCGAGTTGCGTGGCGCAGGTACGTCAAACACCGCGCCGCAATTCGGGCAGGTAACAGTAACGGTAGCGGTATCGCTCATGTAAAGCCTCCTCTAGTCCAGAACTGGCAGCACCGTGCACCGGCACTGCGCGGTTTCTCGCAGTGGCGCGCCGGGGTCGCCAGGGTACATGATCGGCACGCCGCCAATGATGAACGGCTCGTTAATCCCAACGACCAGCGGCTTGTCGCCGAACGCCGCGCCCACCCGATGGGTATCGCGCGTGCGGCCGTCAGCAGTCGCCCACCACTCTTTGAATTTTACGCCCCAATCTTTATAGAGCGCGCTCGCCCCGGCATTGCTGGCGCGAATCGTCTCCGTACGGGCGATGACTTCGCCGCGGTAGGGCGGGAGGCGCTGCTCAGCAAAGTAGCGGTCTTGTGGATCGCTGACTGTGCCATAGGCCCACTGGGTGAAGAGCGTGTCGAGTGCCTTCTCCATGTCGGGGACGCTCCAACCCTCGGCCATCGCGCGGCTGAACATATCGCTCAGCGTCTGTTCCGTCGTGGCGCTGATTGGGTCAACGAACGTCAACTCGTACTGCTTGAACCATTCTTCGGCGAGCAGGTTGCGCACGTTAAAATTCATGCCGAAGGTGGCGTTTAGTTGCGCACCCTGTGCCAGGATGGTCGCTTCCAAGGTCGGGATAAGTTCTTTCCGCCAGTTCTCTTTGCCTGCGCCTTGCACCCAGGCCAGCGCGTCCATGAGGACGAATTGCCACACGACGCTCTTGCGCTCCTCGTAAGCCGCGCTCTTGGCAGCGCCGAGGATGGCGAGCAGTTCGCGCTGGTCGCGCTTGAACGCCAACCGCGCTGCCCGTAGTGCGTTGTCTTCAAAGCGGGTCGCAGTCTGGTCAATCGCCTTGCCGACCCGCGCTTTTGATTCCAGCGTTAAGCCTTTCGTGCTACGCGGCGCCGGTGATGCACGGCGCTCGCTCTCGGCAGTAGCACCGGTAAGTTGCTCTTGGGCTTCCGTGTTGGCTATGACTGCCGGTTGCAACATTGCTCCCAGCGGCACGTAAAACAACGGGCCGCGCGGGTCCGCAGGTAAGCCCAAAGCCGCGCGGTATTCGTCCGTCGTGGCCGCACCCGCGGCGTAGGCGGTCGCCAGCATCGCCGCCCGTTCGGCGCGCGCCGATTCCAGCGCACTCACGCCGCTGAGGTCGAAGCGCACGCTACCCCATTCGCCGCCCAGCAGGTACTGCCACTCGGTCTCGAAATCGCGCAGTTCCGAGGTCATGGTGTCTTCCCAGAACATGCGCCGCGCTTGCTCGGCGTTGGAGTAGGTGGATTGCGTGACGTTCGGGCGGGTTTCGATGAGCGTGATCGGCACGCCCAGCACCATGCTGATTCTCGCCTCGGTGCGGGCATCTACGCCGGACAGTTCAAGTTCTTGAATCGAAAGCCCGATTCGTTGATACTTGCCGCCAGAGTCCAGCACCGCCGGTTCTACCCACTTCTGATAGCCGCCGTAAATCGCAGCCCAGCGCTCCTGCGCCTGCGCGACAGTCGCGTCATCCAACGGCGTCTCAAATTGCAAGACGCCAGACGGCAGCGCGCCGTGGTCAAAGAATAACTTAAGAAAGTCTGTGGCGCTGTTGTCCACGTCTACGGATTTCGCAGCCGCCATGAGCGGCGAGTAACCCTTGCCAAATCCCTCGTATAGGTCGCCGGGATTCGGTAGCGCCACGTGCATCACGTCCTCAGCCAGGAGTGGCACGCCGGAACCGGCGGCCGCGCCGCGCGCGATGTATTCGTAACCGAACAGTTCGCCGCCGCGGTAGATGTGGCGCACACGGTCGGGCCGCAGCGCGTACAGCGCCGCGGGCGGCTGATTGGGGCTGCGTCGCACCGCGTAGACATAAGCCTCGCCGAAGAGGTTATAGAACACGCTGAGGTTCTTCGATAACTCGCGGAAACTCACGTGCGGATGCGGGCGGATGATTAGCCGCGACAATGGGTCGGTCGGCGGCAGCAGTTCGCCGTCCGGGTCATACGCCAGGAGCGGCACGGAAGAGAAAGCACGTGCCTTGTACATAACTGCGGCGTAGATGATGCTGTTCAACTCGAAGCCTTCGGTCACGAGCGCGTCCACGCTCGTGAGGGTCCAGGAAGCGACGCCCTCGGTCCAGGTGGGCCACAGCACAAACTTTTTCTTGGGTGGTTGCGCTTTGAGTCCCAACGCTTTCGCCGCTTGCTTAAATATGTTCATGTCACCTCGCTGTTACCGCTTGCCGCGGCTTGCCCACCAGCACGCCAGCAGGCTGAAGCAAATCTGTCGCCGCCCATACCAGCGCGTCCAGACGGTTCGGGCTGGCGTCGCCCGCTTCCCACTGGCAGAGTTCGTCTTCCAGCGCCGCGAAATCGCCCACGTGATGCGCCCGCCCCTGCTCATACACCGCGCTGATCGGTTCTGCGCGGGTCGCCTTGCCGCGGGTGGCGTGGACCAGTTTCACGGGCAGATTACGCTCTACTTGCCGAAGCACCGCCGTGACCATTTCGCCGCCCTGGTTGGCTTCCGCAATCACGTTATCCGCCTTGTGCTTGTGGTACGCAGCGACCACCTGCCGCGCCCAGGTTTCCGGGCTACCCTGTAGTGTCAAGTCATCCAGCACGTACAGTTCGCCGCTCGCGTCCTTGCCTGCTACGACAATGCCGCAGGCGTCACCAGTCGCGCTCGCTGACGGATCAACGCCAACCACGATACGCTTGAGTTCCGGTGCTTGTAGCACCCGCCCCGCGTCAAGCCAGGCGCGTCTCCACAACGCTCCGGGATTGTCCTCGAGGAAGTTTGCCTCGTACTCCTGCATAAAGATGCGCGACAACAGATCGCCGCGCGCCGCTTCAATCTCTTCTGGCGCAATAAACGGGTTATCGCTGGTCTTGAATGTCCAGGAGCGCCACTCGCTCTGTGTCAGGTCTTGCCCGCGGAGCCACAGCGCGCGAAACCAGTTCAAACCGCGTGGCGTCGAAATGAACAGCGCCCCGCCCTGCCGGTCGGATAGCGCCGGGCGCAGCGCTTCCGTCCAGGCCTCGGCTTTCATATAGGCACACTCGTCCAGCACCACGAAGTCCAGCCCCTCGCCGCGCAGGCTTTGCGGATCATCGGCGCTTCTCACTTGCACCGTGCCGCCCGTCGGTAGCGTGATCATGCGCTCTGCCTGGTGCACGTCCGCTCCTGGTAGTTGCCGTGCCAGCAGCGTCACGCCGCGCCAGCCCACAGCCGCAAGTTTGTACGACGGTGCAACCCACCATGCGCGCTTGCCGCGCAAGGCTATTTCCAGGCACAGCGCCGTACCCAGGCGCGTCTTGCCCCAGCGTCTTCCGCAAGCAAGCACTTTGTAGCGCGCAGGGCTGTCCTTGACAGCCCGCTGGCCAACATGCAGGTTGGGTAGCGTTACTTCAAGCGTCGGCATGATCATCCCCCCAGCCAAGCACCACCTTCAGCGTCTCGCCGCCGCTGGTAATATCTTGCCTGGTTGGTGCATCCAGCCCCAGCAGCCGCGCACGCCGCTCCATGATTTTTAGGGCGCGGTCAATGGAGGTTAGTTTGCCGTCCATGGCCTCATTCCACACCGCGTTAAGCAAGCGGTCACAGCGCCGTACCTCGGCAGTGATGAGCTCGTCATAGTCATGGACTTGCTCTTTTTGCCAACGCGCAAACAGTATCTTGACGTCATTGGCGACCGTGCCGACGGACACATCCAATGCCTCGGCGATGTCGCGGTAATTCATGCCGCCGATCAAGTTAGCCGCTACCTTCTTGCGGCGCAATTCGATCTCTGCGGCTCTACTCTTGCGGCTCATG